CCAGTCATTTTGGCGAGGTCTTTAGAGTCTAAATGGTTATTTTTCATGGGTTATGGGCAGAAGGAAAATGGATTTTGATTGGCTGCCGCTAGGGGGTGAAGCGACTCGGTCACCCCAATCCCGAGGAAACGGGGTAAGAACCTAATCCCCCCGGGGTCAGAGAGGCCTCTGGCAGGCCCGTGGTGGCGTTTGTTTTGAAGTAGAGCCTGAAGACTGCCTCAGTGGTCGCCACCATCTTGTGGCTAATGTAGCCCGCAGCCCGGGCGGCGGCGATGGTGGCGGCTAGGTCTCTACCTCGAACCTCTATCGGGTTGGTATAGTCAAGGTTAGTCATTGGATGTGGGGGTTCATGTTTGGGGTTCCTAACCTTCGCGGCGTTTTTCCCAAGACTTTTCCTTAGTACTCTCCGTGAGGAAAAGTATGGGAAATTCTCCGCGAAGGTTAGGAAGCTAGTCTAGAATGATGGTTTTGAGCCGCCAACCGTACCAACAATGGCTGTTTTCGCGGACGGAGCGGCCTTCCTTCCAACCACGGACGATCAGGGCGTTCCCTAATTCCCGTTTGCTCAGCTTGTCGGCCCTGCCCACGCCCTGAGAGTCTGCCCACGCCTGGTACGCTGAAAAGGTCTCTCCCTTGGTGCAGTAGCCGTCCGCATCTTGGTCGAATTGGTCGCTTATAAACTCCACCAGCAGATCTGACTTCTGGCGAAACTCGGCGGTGGCCGCGGTGCAGGATTGGGGCGGGTTAAGTCCTTGGCCCTGCCAAGCTATAGCCCCAGCGATGCACCAGTTGAGGATGCCGGGCATTTCGTCGGCCAGCTTATCCTTCAGTTTGCCGTCGCGCATCTCGGCGGGGATTTGAACCGGCCAGTCCACCAGCAGGAACCTTCTCCAGATGCCGTCATCTGTCCCGGTGATGCGTGGCTTATGGTTTCCTACGAGCGCGATCTTGTAGGTCGGAAAGTACTCGACGAAGTTCCCGTAGTGGAACCGCCCCTTTTGGCGATCACCGCCGGTGATGGATTTGAGCAGGGCCTCGTTTAACTTTCCGCCGTCGGTGTTTTCCTCCCCCAGGCAAAAGCGCTTGCCGCAAAGGTTAGCCAGTTCTAGGTGGGGCAGGTTGCCGCGGTCGGAGGCGTAGACCAGACTGTCGGTCAGCTTCGCCCCATAGGTCCCGGTCAGCTTGAGCATGGTGTGCTCTAGGAACGTCCCCTTGCCATTCGCGCCCACGCCGTAGTGGAATGGCAGGACGTGGTCGCGGGTCTCTCCGGTGATGCCGTAGCCGCTGAGCCTCTGCAAAAAGGTCCGCATCTCAGCGTCGGGCTGAACCTCGGCCAAGAACCTTTCAAAGTTGGGTGCGGTCGCGTTCGGATCGAAACTGACGGCCAGACGACGGGTCACCAGGTGGTCATGGTGGTGCTGTTGAAATGAGCCGTCGCGCAGATTGACAACCCCGTTTTCAACGCCGACAAGAAACGGGTCGGCGTCCAGCTGTTCAGATGTGACGACGATCGCCGGGTTGCACGAGGCAAAGGAAAGAGCCGGTTCGATCCGCTTCTTGTTCCCCAGAGCGGCCACGCTGGCGATGATCCGCTTCCCCTCATCCGGCTCCATGGTGACGGCCCTGCTCAACGCGTCCCGGTATAGCTCGCGCGCGAAGTCTGCCGCCATGGATTTGATGTGGCCGGTGGTGTCTCGCCGCCAGCCGTTCAACTCATCGAATACAAGCCAAAGTTTTTCATCCGCACAAAAGCGGACTGTCTTGCAGTGTCGCTCAACGAAGGCGTCCCCATACCCGATGTCATTTTTAAAGTGGCTGACAATATCCGCCCGGGTTGTATCCGCCGCCGCAGCGGGCGAGGGTGCGAGTTTGCCAATCCGCGAGCGCAGTTCATGGTTCACGCCGTCCACGATGCCCGTGCAGGAGCTGTGGAAACATTTTAGGGTTGGTGCACCGTCCAGCATCACCATGCAGTCCTTGGGCCCGTTGGGGCTCGTGTGCAGATGTTCGCCCGGGCATTTACAGAAGCCGGTAGTGGGGTCGGCCCACTCGATGGGGCCGAGCAGTCGGGTTGCGATCTCCGCGCGGCTGGCGGCGGCGCCTGGAGCGGTCAGCACCATTGGGGCGGTCCTATTGGCCGTCGGGCGAAGCTCCACGGCTGGCAGTGGTTCGGCCTCTTCGTTATAAAAGGCCTCGGGGTCATGGGACACGAAACAAAGTCGGGCCACGTCTTTGGCCGCCTCGTCCACGACCGCCCGGTAGTGGCTGGCGACGTGTTCGCGGACCGAATCAAAACTATCGGTGCGAAACACTATTTTTAAGCCGGTTCCGGTCGGGCTAACAAAGGCGGCGACGACGTGCTGGTCGTTCCACGCTGTGATCGCCAGTTCCTTCAGGCGGTCGGGGACCTTGTCGATATCGGCACAAATTAGTCCGCTGTGCTGAATCAGCCCCGACGTGGCCCGGCGGCTGAATGTCCCGGACCAGATGATCGCCGGCAACCTGCGCTTTAATTCTGCGCGTTCGTCCCCGGTAGCGGTCCTGACGGCGGCGACCTGGTCGGCCCACTTCCCATCCCTTATGTCGGCGATGGCTTGGGCTGCCGAAGTTGTGCCGGTGATGGCGTTGCTGGTGGCGAATCCGAGGGAGACCTGGGGGTTCACTTTGCCACCTCCACCGTCGGTCCCGAGAGATTCTGCCGTCTGGACTGCCGTCGGTCTCGATGGTGGTCCGCGATGGATAGGCCTTGCCCTGGGCGAAAGCCCGTTCGAACGGCCCGCTCGATTTTCCGTAGGGCCGAGGTGGAGAGTCTTAGCTTCACTGGACACCTCCGACTATGGCGAATTGGTGCCTTGCCAGCCATTTGTCCAGATCAGCCCGGCGGATGCGGATGACCTTCGCGGTGATCCGAATGAAGGGCAGCCCCCGGCGGGTTCTCCATTCCCGGACCGCGCGGGATTTTACGCCTCCGATATAGGCCGCTGCCGTGGTGTCGGTTAAGAGTTCAGGGGTGGTGATCGGCGTCGGATGGGTTGTCTCCGCGCCCCGTTCTGGCAGTTTGACTGTTTTTGTAGACATTTCATAAGGTGCTGGGAGTCAAGTTTTCTACGGCCTTGGCTGTTTTTAATCAATAGGCAATAGGGGTTTTTGAATCGGGCCGTCAAGTTTGTGGCTGGGCGGGCTGGGCGGGATCAGGAGGTTGGCGCGACGGCGAACCACGCCCGGGCGGCGTCTGGTTTCACCAGCTCCCGGTAATGACGAAAGACCACGTCGGGCGAGTTCCCCATCTCAAGGGCCACCTGGGCGGCGTTCTGGATCTGGGCGAGCCGATGGCTGGCGTAGCTGTGGCGGAGGGCGTTCACCTTCCAAGTCACACCTGAGGCCTCCACGGTGGCGGCGCGGCCCATCCTGATGGCGTCCGGTGAGCAGACCAGCCCGGTGCGCTTGGCGTAGGGCGTGAGCCACAGGGCGAGGTTTGGCGCGATGGGCACCAGTCGGCGGGCCTTGGTCTTGGCGTGACCGGCGGCGACCGTGATAAAGGCCCCGGCGAGGTCAATGTCTTTCCAGCTGATCCGCTCGATCTCGGCAGAGCGGAGCCCGGCAAAGGCGCCGATGGCGACCACCGGCAGGAAGTCGACCGGAGCCGCCTTGAGCAGGGCGCTGATCTCGGCGGGGGTGTAAATCTCGATCTCTCCACCGGTGACCTTGATCGCCTCGGTCCCGGTGACCGGGTTCCCGCCCTTGAAGATGTAGCCCCGGGCCTCGGCAAATTCGAAAAGGGTGTGCAGGACCGTGCGGAAGTTTTTGACTGACTGGGGCGAGAGCTTCAAGCCGTCAAACCACCGTTGGGCGTCCCCGGTGGTGACCGTCGAGATGTCGACCGAGAAGTCGTCTGAGAATCGTCTTAGGCGGTTCCGTAGATCCGTGCAATACCTCTCGGACATTCCCCGCCCGTTTTTTTGGGCCACCAGCTCCTCCGCCACCTGGGCGACCGTCCGGGCCTCCACCTGGTCGGGTTGGTGCCGGGCAAAGAATTTGGCGGCCTCGATCAGCCGGTCCCCGCCCAGGATCTTAAAAGCCTCGGCAAAGTGCGCGGCGGCCAGCTCCAGACTGGTGCCGGTTGGCTTCAGGAGCTCCAGGGCGCGCCCGTAGCTGGCAGCGTCGGCGTTGACCATGGTCGCGGCGGTCGCGTTCCCTGTGCTAATCTGGCGGGCCACCTTTCTGGCCTCCTCGGTGGCGGCGGAGTGGTCCTCGAAGCTGCGAAGCTTGCGGGTGCCGCTTGAGTAGTCGGCTACCTGGTAGAAAGTTCTAAAACGGCCACTTGTTGTGGTACTGCAAATTTTGTAGATTTTGACCGTGACGTTGCCGACCTTAATCTTTTCGACCTTACTGCGCGCTGGTTGTTTCATGCCGCAGAGTGTCAGCAAAGTGTCAGCAAATGTCAACCAGACTCTTTTGGGGGGTGTTCAAAAATGAACATAAACCCAATAGAATCAATAATTTAGCCCCCGTAGCTCAAATGGATAGAGCAGCGGTTTCCTAAACCATGAAATTCCCTTTTCATTTTCTTGTTAAAACCCAATAAAACGCTGTGTTTTAAATGGTTTTATGAGTTTCCAGTTTTTAGCCCACAACCTCTCCCGTACGTATTTTGACGGATATTCTGTCAGCTTTTGTCAGCTTTTGCCGCAGTGGTTTTCGGTTTAAATTGCCACCCTTCCGCCCGGTGCTAGTCTCCTGCCGGTGCGGCTGTCTCACTCGAATTGCGACATCGGATATAAGAAGCAGCCGCACCGCTTCCTTCCCCATCGTCCAGCTCGCAATTAAGACGCCCCAGATCGAGTCTGGGAGCGATTGCGGGGTGTCGTGGCTAACGTGCGCGGCCTTGGCAAGTTCAAGTCGGGTTTGTATGGGTTCAGCAGATTTCTGCCGAACCGAACCGCCTCCAGATCCACCACCGGCTTGCTGATTCTCCTTCGCCTTAATCCGCAGCAGCGGTTCCAGCTGGGCATTAAAAAACCCCAGCGACACTAGGCGCTGGGGCTGACGGGGCTGGTGGAGCTTATTTTGTTTGAATGTGTTTTCTTATTGCCCTAACCCATAGTAAAAAATTGTCCTTGTACCTTTTCAGGGTTTCGGGGTCGTCCTTGTAAGCATTGATCAAAGTGCGCCAGCGGCTTGCTAGGCACACTGGCGCGGGTTGTGGTGGTTCGCTTAAAGCTCGGCGTGAAGGTCAAAATACCATTTTGCGCGGCCTTCGTCGGAAAGGTCAACGTCCAGCGGAAAGCGGATTTCCATCCAGAGCATTTTTTGCATCCAGTCCGCCGACTCGCGCAAGGTGATTTCGCTCGCGGTCAAATCTTCCGACTTGGAAGCGGAAAATTCAACGAGCTTGCCGTCGAGGTAGCCGATGCCGCAATGGGCGTCGTCCGGCGTGCGGTAAGATTGCACGATCTGAATCTTTTCCAGTTGAAGCCGGTTAGCCTCGGCGTGTAAGGCGGCGGTTTTCTTCAAGACTTCGGCGAGCCGTTCTGAATCGTCTTGAAACATCGGCGACGTTTTACGGCTTCCGTTTAGTTTAACTGCGGTTGCATTTTTCATTTGTCTTTTCCTTCTACAAAAATGCCGTGACACGAAGGCGCAAACCTTATCACAAACGGGAATGACTCCGATTGTTATCGCATCACGGCAAGTTGTTTGTCTTGGATCGGAAACAGCGGGTCATTACTCCGCCTGACAATGCCGAATCACTTTTTGCGAAGTGACACTGGAAACTTGCTGCCAATGGCGGCCGGTTGCAAGCGCAAAAAAGCCCACGCCGTTTAAGACGTGGGTTGTGATTTTGCCCGGGTGGCAGGGGTAGTGCCGCCCCGGGGCGCTAGGTGAAACCTCCCAGCTGCGCGGCGCTTGGAGGGGGCGCCGCCAAAAGTTACTGGGCGCCGGAGTCCGTGGAGATGGCAAAGGCGCCGGGCTGGAGTACCGCCACGTCGATGTAGATCGTGGCCGTTACCGCAATCTGATTTTTATCGGCGAGGGTGAAACCATCGACGCAGAGGTCGGCGCCTAGTCCCCAGACGCCGAGCATGATGTTCGCGAAGTTTCCGAAGAAGACTTGCCCGTTCGCGATCAGGTTGGTGACCGCCGCGCGCTGGCAGTTCACGATGCCATCGCCTGAGCCGTCGTTGAAGTTGCCCTGCTCCCAGAGGAACGTCGGGAACGTGCTGCCAATCTTGGGCGCCTGTTTGAGTTTCGCCCGGGTGGCCGAGTCCATGACGTAAGCCATCGGGCCGGTCGCGTTCGCCGCAGCCACCGCCGTCTCGAAGGCGATCATTTTTGCATAGGTCGCGGCCCCGCCGAAGGTGACGCTGCCGACGCCCGACGCCTGGGTCAGGCCCGCAACTTCATTGCTGGCGCCACTGCCTTGGAAGATCTGACGGTCAATCTCAACTGCGAGGGTTTTGGCAATGTCCTGCTGGACGAAGTTACTGATAGAAATCGAACTTTGCCGCAAAAGTTGCTTGCTGTACAAAGTTCGAACCGCGAGGCGGTGTGGGGTCATCTGAATCTGGCCGAACGTTCCACTGGTTGCGGAAACCTGCGAGTTTTCTAAAGCGGAGGTCGACACGCACTTGCCCGTTTGAGTCGGTATCGAGAAATTCCCGGACAACCCAGCTAGAGTTTGAACGCCGAGTCTGGCGCATAGGGTGTTCGGGCGTAAAATTTCGACCAGGTTGCTCGAAACGTCCGTCTGAACAGAATACTTGCCAGCTGAGTTTGAATTTGCCGACAAGTCTCGCCCAGCGAGCGCGGAGAACGGGACATAAAAGCCATTTGGAGCTTCCGTAACTTGTTTGCATAATTCGTTGTGTTGATCGCGCGCGAGGCCGGTCAGACCGATGTCTGAGAAGCCGCCGCGCTCTGCATTGTTAAGGATTGCTTCGGCGAGGTTGTAACTCGCCGCGTTGTTCTTGGATTGCTGGTAAATTGGATTGATGTGCATTTGGTTTGTGTTTTGCAATTTCAAAGCCGCCCGGTCATTCGCATCGCATTGTCCGATCGCTTCCGGTTCCATCCAGAATTGACAGGCCGCCACGGTTTGAAAAAGGCGTCTAGGGCTCAGCCGGTTTCCGCTCGTCCGCCCGGGGTTCCAGCCTAGGCAAATAGAGCTTCCGCCACTCGGTCCTCTACCCTGCGGGAGGTGTCAAGTTTTCCCAGTATTTGACCGCCTGAATTTGAGCCCGAAGCGCCGTTGAAACTGTCCCGCCAGCAGCGACAGGTTGGCCTTCGTGCAGCCAATCTCGGCCCCCAACTCCTTGTAAGATTTGTTATCCAAAAGTTCGGGGCGCAGTAGGGCAGACGCCGCCGCGAACCGGCGAAAGGCGGCGCCGGGTGGGCGCGGGCCCGTTCGGTCCTCTTTCCAGACGTAGTCCAGGATCGCGGCCAGCAACTCGGCGCCGGGCAGCAGAGGATCGGGCGCAGTCGGTTCGTCGTCGGGGTACTGAAAGCCGCACGTGGCGACCGGCCGGTCATTTTCGAAGCCCCCCTCGTGGTGATAAAACTTGGCTCGGTACTGGGCGGATTGATCGGGGCAGATGTGCTTCATTCACCAAGGCCGCGGAGTCAAGCTTTCGGAGCCTTGTCAGCCTAGCCGGTAGCGTTCTCCACCTCGGGCGGCGGGGAGATTTGGGATGGTGGGCGCACCTGCCGCAGTAGGCGCTGCAATTCCAAGAGAAGGTCGTTTCGATCTTCCTTGGGCAGCGATGAGGCCAGGATTCCGGACCGCAAAGCCGCGACAACCTGGTCGATCAGCTCAAAGGTCTGGGTCACTGACAGGAGCGCGCCGGTCTCCTTCTGGTAGGCCAGCTCAGCCATTGAAGCCTCGGCCTGCATCTTGCGCAGCCGGGCCTCGTCCAGGGGCTTCAACTCGTTCCGCCGACGATAATGGGCAAACAGGCGCTGCACGGTCTCCGGATGCTGCCAGCGGCCCGCAGTGGGCCCCGGGATGGCACCAGTGGCGGCGATCTGGCGGAGCCGGGCTTCGGTCAGGCCAGTCATTTTGGCGAGGTCTTTAGAGTCTAAATGGTTATTTTTCATGGGTTATGGGCAGAAGGAAAATGGATTTTGATTGGCTGCCGCTAGGGGGTGAAGCGACTCGGTCACC